CAAAAAGAGAATGCTCTTATTAAAGAATGGGTAGAGAAGTTTAAACCACAAGAATTTAGGGTTGAGATTAACGCCCACCAAAAGTATTATGCTATGGACTCAGAACTTAGAGACTACCTAGCAACCTATGGCTGTCAACTTAATTCGCATTTTACTGGCAAGAATAAGTGGGACGTTGGTTTTGGTGTTGCCTCTATGGCTAGCCTATTTGGCACCGTGCATGATGGTAGATTCCAAGACAACAACATATTAGAACTACCTTCTAATGAAGGCTCTGAAGGACTTAAGTCTTTGGTGCAGCAGTTAATTATTTGGAAACCTGATACTAAGAACCCAACCGACTGTGTAATGGCTTTATGGTTTGCTATAATACGCTGTAGAGAATTAATGCAAAAGTCAAGCAAGGTTGGTAACTACCAAAATAATAGGTGGGCTACCAGAGCGCAACAGAGTAAAAGATACGGAATTAATTTAGATGAAGCCTTTGCAGAGCAATGGCAAGAAACTTATAACTAGGGAGATAAAATGCCACTACCAATAATTGCAGCAGGTATTGCTGCTAGAGCAGTTGCAAAGAAACTTACCACAAGAGCAGTTGCTGGTATTACTGGTAGGGGTGCTAAAACCGTTAATCCAGTTTATAGAAATCAAACAGATGCTATCCAAAAAAATTCAGTTAAAGTAGTAAAGAGTCAGGTACAGATTAATGCAGAAGGTGCTGCAAAGGCTAGAGCCGCTATGGGATTACCACCTAAGCCAACTCCTACAGAAATTGCTAGTAGAGCAGCAAAAGAAAAATTAAAATTACAAAAACCAAGGATTAAATAGTGTTAGATATCCAACAAATAGCAGCAAGAGTTCAATCTTTACGCTATAGAAGCACAGAGCGTGATGGTCGCAACCTTGACGTACTTGCTGTGCGTAGAGGTAAAATTGCTGAAGTCTACCCTAACTTTTTTCCAGAAGGAGTAGATGCTAATGTCGTGGCAAACTTTATTGATATTGTTGCCCGTGACTTGTCGGAAGTTATGGCGCCACTTCCTGCGGTTAACTGCTCGGCCGCTAATCAGGTCTCTGACCGTGCTCGTACTTTTGCCGATAAGCGTACTCGTATTGCTAGTAATTATTTTTCTAACTCTGACTTATCGGTCCAGATGTATCAAGGAGCAGACTGGTATCTAACCTACGGTTTTGTTCCATTTGTAATTGAATTAGACGATGAAATAAAATTACCTCGTATTCGTTTAGAAAATCCAATTGGTTCTTATCCAGATTTTGACCGTTATGGTCGTTGTATTGCTTTTGCTAAAAGATATGTACTTACACTAGGTGAGTTAGTAAGCCAGTTCCCAGAACACGAATATCAACTTTTAGGTGGACTAGGTTATAAACAAGATTTAAATGCTCAGATAGAAATGATTCGTTATTACGATAAAGACCAATCAGTTATTTATGTACCTACAAAACAAGATTTAATTTTATCACAAGCAAATAATCCATTAGGTAAACTAATGGTTGTTGTCGCACGTAAACCATCTATTGACGGTGAGATGCGTGGACAGTTTGACGATGTACTTGGAATTCAGTTACTCCGCAACCGTTTCGCCTTATTGGCAATGGAAGCAGCGGAGAAATCAGTACAGGCACCTATTGTACTTCCACAAGATGTACAAGAATTACAACTGGGTGGAGATGCGGTTATCCGCACCGCCAACCCAGCAGGTGTTCGTCGAGTAGAACTAACATTACCACAAGGTGCATTTACAGAACAGACTTTACTTAGTCAAGAATTAAGAACTGGAACTCGTTATCCAGAATCAAGAACTGGAAACATTGATGCTTCTATTGTTACTGGTCAAGGTGTACAGGCTCTTATGGGAGCCTTTGATACACAGGTTAAATCAGCACAAGCAATCTTTGCTGCAGCACTTCGTGATGTAATTGGTCTTTGCTTTGAAGTTGATGAAGTTATCTACCCTGAAGAAAAAACAATTCGTGGTGTAGACTCTGGTTCTCCATATGAAATTACTTACAAGCCAACTAAAGATATTAAAAATGACTATTCAGCCGATGTTAGATACGGTATGCTTGCTGGTCTTAATCCAGCCCAAGGTCTTATCTTTATGTTACAGGCTCTTGGTGGTAAATTAATATCTAAAGATATGGCTATGCGCGAGTTACCATTTACTGTTAATGTAACTCAAGAACTAGAAAAAATTGAAATTGAAGATATGAGAACTGCTTTACTCGGTTCTCTCACAGCATACACACAGGCAATACCACAGATGGCTACACAGGGACAAGATGCATCTGAAGTAGTTAGAAAAATTGCTGCGGTAATCAAGGCTCGCCAAAAGGGACAAGCATTAGAAGATGCTATTGAGGCTACTTTCGCACCGCAACAACAGGTCCCTCCTGCTGGTGCCCCTAATCCAACGGTTGAGCAAACGTCCCCTGCTCCCCTTGGTGGTCCAGTAGGAGGCTCTCCTTCTCCTGAACAAGGTGTTTCAATGGCTGAACCAACTGCTCCACCAGATATCCAAACAATTCTTTCAAGTTTAACAGCAGGCGGAAAAGCAGGCGGAAGAGTAGTAACTAGAAGTTAACTAATTAAGTAGGGGACAATGACAACAATTATAGGCTTAGAACATAAAGACCGTTGCTTCATAGTTGTTGACAGTCAAACAACTGATGCTGATGGTAGAATTTATACCCATCCCGAAGTTAAAAAGATTTCTGAAAATGGAATGTTTTTGGTTGCTGGTTCTGGGGAAACATTACCTTGCGATATAGCCCAACATATTTGGGAGCCACCAACTCCTACTAAACAAGACAAAGAAGACCTTTATCATTTTATGATTGTAAAGGCAATGCCATCTTTACGTAAATGTATGACAGCAAATGGTTATAATTTTGAAGAAGATAGTAAAGAAAATCGCTTTCAGTTTATAATGGCTGTTGGTGGAGAAATTTTTGATATTGACCAAGAACTGTCGATAAGTAAATCTGCTGATGGAGTATACGCTGCAGGTTCTGGAGCGACTTATGCACTTGGTGCATTGTATGCTGGAGCAGATGCTTATGAAGCAATGGAGATAGCATCTAAACTTACTGCATTTACTGCAGGTCCTTATATATCGAAAGAACAACCTAGAAAAATTAAGTAGGAGGAAATTATGGCTGAAAATCGTGGAGGTCCAAATGGCGGACCACAGTATAATCCAGCGAATATTTCTGGAACAGGTGGGGCTGGACAATCTGGAACACAGCCAGCACGTTACATTTCTGGATTAAACTACGGTCAAGGTCAAGAAACCATGCAACAACAAATGGCAGCACCAATGGCTGGTCCAAATAAATCATCACCTAGCAGTTCCTTACCATCTTTGCCACCAATGACTTCTTTAACTGCTCCAACTGAAAGACCTAATGAGCCAGTTACAGCAGGTATGGATTTTGGTGCAGGTCCTGGAAGTGAAGTACTTAACCTTCCTCGTGAGCGAAAACTTTCAGAAATTTTATCATCAATGATTGATATTGACTCTACTGGTGATGTTGAAGAATTATATAACTTTGTAGTGTCCAGAGGTCTTTAATGGCCGAGAAGGACAAACCATTAATAAAAATTGCTGAGTCTTCACCTGGTATTGCAACCGCTGTTGCACAAAGTAATTTACCTAAAAATGAATTTAATCAAATTCAAGCAATGGTTCAATTGCGAAATATGCATAATGAACTTACATCGCTTCCTCAAAATGATGCTTATAATAAATATAAGAATATGGATAAAGTTACAAAAGATGCTTTGGCTTCAATGTTTGACCCAAAATATCAAAGAGAAGACAAAGGTTTTTTTGGTAATATCTTACAATCTGTAAAAAGTGCAGTTTGGTATGGTGGGGGAACAACTAGAGACCTTTCCAATTATGTTCCAATACAGGCTCTTGCTAATGCTACTGAAGCAGGATTAAAAACCATAGGTACAGAAATCCTAGAAACTCGCCCAATAAAAAAAGGTTTAGAATATTTAGTACGTCCTCAGCAAAAACTTATTAAACAACCTTATCAAGCAGCAAGATTAGCACAAGAAAAAGGCGCTCTAGGTGCTGGTGGACTTTT